TTTTTCCGAACCGCGCGAAGACGGCGGTTCCAACGCCAAAATAGCCAATATTATTGAGTACGGCACATCCAGCCAGCCCGCAAGGCCATTTCTTGCGCCAGCTAAATCAGCGGCGCGAAAACCCTGCGCCGAGGCCATGAAAGCCGCGCTGGAGAAGGAGTTTAAAAACGCGTGAATATCTTAACGGAATTAAGCGGCCTGCTTAACGATGCCGGCGTTCCGTTTGAAACCGGAACCTATACCGGGGCCGCCCCGGATGAGTACGCGGTGATTGTGCCGCTTGCCGACCGGCTGGAACTATACGCGGACGACATGCCGGAAGCTGGCGTGCAAGAGGCCCGGCTGTCGCTGTTTTGCAAAGGAAGTTACATCAAACTGCGGGACACTCTCACAAATGAGCTGCTAAACGCGGGATACACAATAACTGACCGCAGATATATCGGTTATGAAAACGAAACTAAATACCACCATTACGCCATTGAGGCGGAAAAAAACTATCAATTGGAAATATAAAGCAAAAAACTATAAAGCAAAAAACTATAAACTGGAGGGCTAAAACATGGCAACCATAGGTCTAGACAGCTTATATTACGCGAAAATCACCGAGGACGCCAACGGCAATGAAACTTACGGCACGCCTAAAATGATGGCAAAGGCCATGCAGGCGGATTTGACCATAAACCTAAACGAGGCCACGCTATACGCTGACGACACAGCGTCTGAAATAGTGAAAGAGTTCGGTTCCGGCGATCTTACGCTGGGCATTGACAATATCGGCTATGAAGCCGCGCAGGATCTGACCGGCGCCGTATTGGACAAAAACGGCGTGCTGATTTCCAGCGGCGAGGACACGGCGCTGCCTGTAGCGGTAGGTTTCCGCGCGCGCAAGTCTAACGGCACCTATCGCTATTACTGGTTTTATAGGGTGAAGTTCGGCATACCGTCCGCGAATTTACAGACCAAAGGCGAGAGCATAACGTTTCAGACCCCGTCCGTCGAGGGTACAATACAGCGGCGCAACAAGCCGGATTTAAAGGGCAATCACCCATGGCGCGCCGAAGCTGACGAGGGCGGCGCAGGCTTAGGCCCGTCCGTTATAAGCGGCTGGTTTGCGCAAGTTTACGAACCCAGCTTTGTATAAGGCCATGTACGAAGACAGGGGCGCGGCGATAACCGTGGGCGGCCAGCAATACACTCTGATGCTGACCACGCGGGCCACTAAAGAAATCGGCAAGCGCTACGGCGGGCTGGACAATCTGGGCAGCCTGCTTATGGGCGGGCAGGACTTTTCTATGGCGCTGGATGAGATTTTATGGCTTGTAGCGCTGCTGGCCAACCAGAGCGTGCTGATACATAACATGCAAAATAAGGATGCCCCACGCGAACTGCTTACCGCTGAAGAGCTGGAGCTGCTGACCACGCCGGCTGAGCTGGCCGGATACAGGAGCGCCATAACCGAGGCGCTGCTTAAAGGCACTAAACGCTATGTAGAGTCCGAGGGGCCGGAAAAAAAACAGCTGGCCGTGTGAGCGATGAGGAAACAATCACACGGCTTTTATATTTGGGAACCGTACATCTAAACCGCGCCGAGCGGGAGGTCTGGCTTATGCCGCTGGGATACCTTCTTGATCTGTGGGAATGTCACCGCCAGTATAACGGCATGGCCAAGCCCAAACGCGAACACTTTATAGACGAGCTTATACCCAGCGGAATATAACGCGGGGCTGCCCGCGCGGGCTGATTTTGTGAATAACGCGGAGCGGCGCGGGGTTAGCTTGCGGATAACACACGGCTGCGCGCCTATGCGGCTTAGGAGATGAGCATGTGGCTGACCAATTCGGTTTAAAAATAGGCCTGGAAGGCGAAAAAGAGTTTAAAAACTCGCTTCGCGATATAAATAACAGATTTAAATTGCTGGCCAGCGAGATGAATCTTGTAAGTTCCGAATTTGACCGTAACGACAAATCGGCGCAGGCGTATACGGCGCGCAATTCCGTGCTAAACAAAGAAATCGACGCCCAGAAACAAAAGATTGCCACTCTGGAAAAAGCCAGGGCAACAGCATTTACTTTTTGAATAGAACCGTCTCTAAATAATGATTTTCCATAGCGGCACGGAACATCATTTTTGAGAAACTAGTTCTCTTATTTGGTTTAGAGTCAATCAAAATACTTAACGCTATTTTTCTTAATATATTCATATTTACAGGCGAATTTCCCTTTTTAGCGCGAGAAGCGTCTTCATCAAAAACAACATCAAGAACCCAATGCAGTTGATTTTCTATCCCCCAATGCAAACGAATAGCATTCCCAATACGTCTTGCGTTTGGCGAAACACTGCTTAAAAAATATCGGTCTGCAACGGTTTCTTTTCCGTCAACAACACTAATGTATCTACAACGGATCACTGTTTGCAGATTAGCCCATTTATCCTTGTTTTGAATTGAATCGGCAGAAATCACCGTAGTAATACGTTTCTCATTTCTGCCATGATCGACGTTTTCAGTCGTATATTCGTCAAGGCACAGCACTGTTTCGCCATCGTCCAAACGTGAAAAAAGCTCACCAACCTGCTTATACGTATTCTTTTGATTGCCCTTAAGCGCAAGTATGTAATCAGCTTTTTGGCCGTATATTGCCTCCGCAATATCTGCCTGACAGCCCATCGCATCAATTGTAACTATTGCGCCTTTAACATCCAGCAATTTCAGTAATTCGGGGATTGCCGTTATCTCATTGCTCTTTTCATCAACCACGACTTGCCCTAATGTCAGCCCATTCTCCCCTGCCCATGCGCTTACTATATGATACGCTGTGTGTTCATTATCCGCGCTTCCTCGGGATGTTTTTCCATCTATCGACACTTGCTTTATCGGTTTTTGGCTGCCCTCTACCCATGATGTTAAACATTTTGAAAGCTCGTCTCCATTTATTCGCTCAAATACTCTTCTGAATGTGTCGCTATCCGGCGTTCCATTTGGCAGGTCGAGAAACCCTTTCAGCCACTCGTATTTTGCTTTGCCTAATACTTCCATATCTACAAAATCTTTTCCGCCGCACAGCATTGATATTAATCCTATCACGAGTATTGCCTCTAAATTATGCCTTAAATTCCCCCATATTCTTCTTGGGTCACTTATTTCTTTTATGCTTTCTTTCAGCTTTTCTATTTTCAGCTCTCATCACCCTGCTCATTATACCACTTTCTGGCCAATTTTGACTTCAAATGTAAATGCTGTTGCCCTGACCCTCAACCTGATCATACCTGACTACTTCGTATGTGACTGCCGAGGGGTTTTGCGGCTGAACGTCAGATATGTACTGAGGGTTGATTCGATTCAAGGCAGACGCCGTTTTTTTAAAGTATCGGAGACTTTTTGCTTCGATACCTTCAATACCCGCGCCGTATCCCGTATGCCGCTTGCGTTCGCTGCCATCTCAATAATTTTTTGGTCAATATCGGGCCTACAGCCATTATGGGTGTAATCAAGTATGAATGTCGTGTGGGAGCATTCTTTGTTGAAACACTTATATCTTTGTGCCCCTATGCCAGTCTTCCCGTATTTATTTACTTTTACGCTGCCACAATACGGGCATCTTACTTCTATCGTTGCCATTTGCGACCACCTGCCTTTACGGCAGATTATATCGCTTTAAACATGATTAGGACATGACCCGCAAGTATGTGACGGAGAGCCGATAGGAGTCGATTTAGGCGTCAAGGATTTTGCTGTTGTAAGCAACGGCGCTGTCTATAAGAACATAAA